ATGTTTATATTTTTGATACAATGGAACAGAAGATTAGATTTGCTACTAACCTTGTTGCAAAAGATACAAAGACATTATTATTTGTTGATAAAATAGAGATTGGAGAAAGGTTGGCTAATATTCTGGGGGTTCCATTTATTCATGGTGCAACTAAAAATAGAATTGAAATAGTAAAATCAAGCAAAGTGTTTATCGCTTCAAGAGTTATGGAAATGGGAATTTCTATTAAAGATTTAGAACATATAATTGAAGTAGACTTTTTATTTGGAAGTAAGAGGGAAGAAATACAAAGAACAGGAAGATTATTTCATAGTGAATCTAAAGAAGCAAAAAAGCATGATATTTTAATGACTAAAGAGGAATTTGAGGCTTATGGAAAAAGACTTCATGGATTAGTTGAGAAAGGATTTAAAATTAATTTAAGACCAATGGTTACTGGAAGTTTTCAGATTAAGAAGCCAGAAATAATTAGAGGAAGTGGAAAATCTAAAACAACTGGTAAAGATTATAACCAGATTATTTCTGATTTATTTGATGAAGGAGTTTTTACAGTTCCGTTAACAATACAAGATGTTAAAGATAGGGTTGCTAAAAGAGGAATTGTTATCAGTTCAAGAATTTCTATGAATATCAATAATAAATTAGTTAATATGGTTTTAGCAAAGAAATTAGCTAAATTTAAGCAGAATGGACGTTCTGTTTATCAAGAGAGATAATTGTAAAAATCAAGATGAATTAAAAAATTTAGAACCAATAAAAAACAAAAAGGGTTATAATATATAAAAAATAAAAAACAATATGAAAGACAATAAGAAAAAAAGTAAATGTAGTATATGTAATAAAACTTATTTAAATTATGGACATAATCCACAACCTTTTAAAGAATCTTATGAAAGGTGTTGTGATGAATGTAACAAAAATTTAGTAATTCCTGCGAGGATAAAATACTTACAAGAACAACATAAAATTTAAATATATTAACCCAATAATATAACAGCTCGGTATATATACCTCCTTAGTATTCTATACTGAGCGTTATTATTATGAAAAAAATTAAAAAAGAAACACTTGAAACTATTATAGCGGGAGCAGTAATATTAAGCGGAGCAAGTATAGCTTATCAATACAATATAGATAACGCAGACAAAGTAGCCCATTTATTTAAAGGTTTTTTAGCAACAGGAGTTTTATACAATATTTCAGAACGTATTAAGGATAGTCCAAGATTTTACGGAACAATACAACCTTTTATATTTGAATTGGGACAATACATTACGAGTTTAGGAACGTTTAGTGGTTTAGATATAATAGCAGATTTAGTTGGAATGACAATTTATACCTCAATAATCAAATAAACCCATAATTTAGTTTAGTTAAATTATGTATTATATACTATACTAAATAAATATTTATATATTACCATATATTATAAATAGTATCAACTTAAGGTAAGGCAAAATAAATTTAAGTTAGGTGATAAAAATGGTAGATAGAAAAGAATTGTTTTTAAAATGGAAAATAAAATTGACTGTAAGTGAAGACGACTTAGAAAATGAATATCAAAAATTCTTTAGTGAATATCAAAATGCAAATTTAAATATAGAACAAAAAGAACATTACATCTTATCAAGAATGCAATCTAGATATAAAAGACAATTTATGAGCAACGCTAAGTCATATGAAGGTATAATAATTGGATTTGGTGGTAAAATTGACTATGTAAGAAAAGCCCGACAATTTGCTTTGGAACAATATGAAAAAGACCCTCAAAGAGCAGTTGAAAGTGGACTTGTAAATGAAGAAGGAATTCCAATATATCAATCACCAGATTGGAAACGCGGCCAAATCATGCCTTTGAATGATTATGGTAGAAACATATTTCTTTTAGCATCCTTGGAAAACAGTAATGAACAATTATCTACATATGTTATGAATGTTAGAAATGAATTAGTAGATAATCTACCTCCGTTATTTAAGAAAGTTAAATTTAGATGTAATCCGAGTAAAACACCAAATATGTTAAACTCTACATCAGTAACAAAATTTGAAATTACAGGTGATATAGAATTTACAAGAATTTTAGAATTGCTCGGAAGTTATAAAGTGAATATAAAAAATTTAAAAGATTGGGCTATACAACATCAAGATGATTTTAACAGGTTTTGTATAGTAAAAGCAAATGTAATGAGTTTATCACCTACACCAACTGAATATGGAACAATAATTATGTCCATTGATGATTTAGAAGCAGGATTTGATGACCCAGCAACATTAGCTGGAATTACATGTTGGGTTCCTTCTGAAATTCCAATAGAGTTTGGTGAAAATAGTGTAGTTTATGTAATAGGTTCACCTTCTTATAGAAATGACCCTGAAAGAGGAGAACAAGTATCTATAAATGTATATGGTTTAAAAGCTGACCCAAAATTCATCGTAAAACCAGAAAATGCACCTAAACCAGTTACAAGTGATAATGTGGAGAGTTGGTGATGGGATTTATAGAAGAAACCTTACCAAAAGAAACTTTATTTAAATCTGCAGAAGAAACTAAAAGAGGACTAAAGATTGCTATCTATGGACCTTTTTCTACAGGTAAAACACATTTTGCCTTAACAGGTAAAGAACCTGTATATATAATTGATACAGAAATGGGAAGTGCCCCTATTATGAAATCTATACATTTTAAAAACAAAAATACTAAAATATTAGAAGTATTAGAGGTTAGCGAAGATGTTTTAGAAAGAGATGATGTAAAAAGTTATGAAAAAATTAAAGAAGCAATTGAATATCTATATAAAAATGTACATGAAGGAACATTAGTTGTAGATTCTATAACAGATATATGGAAAATTGTACAAGGATATTCTAAAGTAAATTTATTAAAAATTAAAGCTGAGGATAGACCTAAATATCAATTTGATTGGGGACTAATAAATAATGTGTACAGGCAAATGTTACTTAAATTAATAGCCTTGCCTGTAGATGTTATAATTACTAGTAGAACTTCAGTTGATTATGATGGAAATGGAAACAAACTAAATTCTGAAAGTCCTCAATGGCAAAAAGATACCCCTTATATGGTTGATATTGTAATAGAATCTGTTAAAACTTTCAATAAAATGGATGGTCCAGGATTTGAATATGAAATTAAGAAAGCTAGAGGATATGACAAAAAAATAATTGGAAAAAAATTTAAAGAACTAAATATAGAACAACTAAAAAAGGTGTTAAATGGGGAAATTTAAAATAGATAGTAAAGAATTAAGTGATTTTCTTAGAAATATGTTTATAAATAATGAATTTGATACAAAAGATATTATTTTCAGATTAAAAAAAGATGGTTTGTATATAAATGCTACATCAGCTTCGCAATCACTTTTTGTAAGTGGTCATTTGAATGAAGAAATCTTTCACGAAATTGTTCCATTCAATTTTATACTAAATAATATATCAGAATTTATTAAATTAATAGAAAATTTTGATACAACTATAACAGTAACAGAAGAAACTGGAAAATTAATAATAAGGTCTGAAAAAGAAAAGTTTTCTGTTCCTTTAATAAATGGAGAAATTTCTGAACAAGATAAAGTTCCAAATCTTAGTTTTGAGGAATATATATCTTTATCTGGGCCAAATGTATTAGATGGCAAAAAAATAGCTAGATTTAGAAACACAATCAAAGAAGGTAATATAATTTTAGAGGTACTAGATAAACATTTATTGATACATATAGGAGATAATAAATTTAAAAAATATATTTATAGATTAGAATTAAATTTAGAAAAAGAATTAAATTGTAAATCTTCTTTTGGTGAACAATTGTTAAATATATTACAAGTAATAGATAAAAAAACTTGTAAATTGTTTTTAAAAAATGATTATCCTATGCAAATTAATTATAATCCTACAAATTTTTCAGAAGTAAAATATATTTTAGCTCCGAGGGCAGATTAATGGAAATATACAAAACATTTACATTTGACTCAGCACATCAATTATTTTTGCCATATGATAGCAAGTGTAATGAATTACATGGTCATACATATAAAATTGAAGTTTGGATAAAAGGAACAGTAAATAAAGAAACAGGATTGATAGCAGATTTTACACATATTAAGAAAATGATAAATGATAATTACGACCATAAAAATTTAAATCAAATACCTCCTTTTTTAAATAAAAATATTCCTACAACAGCAGAAAATATTGCTACAGAAATAATGTTAAATATATTTGTTAAATTTGGATTTCCTTGTAAAGTAAGAATTTGGGAAACTAGTAATTCCTATGCAGAGGCAGATTCATCTGAATTAAAATGAAAGTTCATGAAGTATATATGGCATTCCAAGGGGAAGGTAGAAATTTAGGTGTTTATAGTTATTTTATCAGAACCTTCGGATGTCCTGTACAGTGTAACTGGTGTGATATTCCAGAAAGTTGGAATGGTAAAGAAAAACCATTTACAGTAACACCTGAAAAATTATCAAAGGAAATTTTAGAAAACAAACTTGCAGATAATGTAGTAATAACAGGAGGAGAACCTACTATACAAAAAGACCTAGTTGATTTAGTAAAAATAGTAAAACAAGGTGGAATGGGAGGAATAGAAATAGAAACTAGTGGAATAAATTATAATTCTGAGTTACAACAATATGTCAGGTTCAATGTAAGTCCAAAATTATACAGTGCTGAAGCAAAAATAAATTTAAATGAAGAAGCATTAAGACAATATAATAAATTTTTAGAAAATGATTTTAAATTTGTAATTAAAAATTTAGGAGATTTTAAAATGGCATTATCCTTAAAAAAGAAATTAAAATTAAGAAATGTTTATTTTATGGCAGAAGGTGTTACATCAAACATACAAATAAAAAGATTAAGAGTCATTGAAAACATGTTAACAGAGTCAGGACAATATGATATAAAATTAACACCGAGGTTACATGTGATGATGTATGATAATAATAGGAAAAGATAATGGTAGAAAAAAATAAAAAACAAAAAATTATTAAAATGACATGGTCTGAATTAGAATATGCAATTGACAAATTAGCAAAAAATATCTTATTTGAAGTAGAACAAAATGATTTAAAAATAGGATTATTGGCAGGAATTCCAAGAGGTGGATTTATAATAGCTACAATGTTATCACATAAAATTAAAAAATATACAGGACTAAGTCCTATAGTATGGTCATCAAAAGAATTAGACCATGGTAATATTAATTCAACTATTGTATGTGATGATATAGCAGACACAGGAAAAACATTAAGTAAATATATAAATTTTAAATTAGCCACAATACATTATTGTAAAAAATCTAAAATTCAACCAGAATTTTGGGCGATAGAAAAAAAAGAAGATGAATGGATACAATATCCATGGGAAAACAATGATGAAAATTGAATACTCAGATGATTTATTTACAAAGGAAGAATTAAAAAATACACCGAAAAGACATAAAAAATTTATTAAGGAATGGGTAGATGATAGTTTAAACTTTAATTTTACTACTTTTGAAAGTAAAATTGATGAAATGATAATTATTAGGGGTAAATTTTATTCTATGTGTTCACATCATTTAGTTCCATTCTTCGGAGATTTTTATATTGGTTACATACCAAACGGTAAAATAGCAGGATTAAGTAAATTTTCAAGAACAGTAAATATGTTTGCACATAGACCACAAGTGCAAGAAAAATTAACAGATGAAATCGCTACATATTTAGATGATAAATTAAAACCTAAAGGATTAATAATAATAATGAAAGCCAGACATTTATGTATAGAAATAAGAGGTATAAAAACCGAAGGAGAAACTACCACATCATCATTAAGAGGAATATATAAAACAGATAGTGATGCTAGAAAAGAATTTTTAGATTTAATGAGGAGATAAAATAATGACAATGACAACAACACAAACAGTAAATAAATCATTTGTAGATGATGATTTTTTTAAAGAGATTACTAAAGGAATACAAAATGAAAAATGTATTATAATATTATCAGGAGGAATGGATTCTACTACTTTGTTATATGGATTAGTTAAAAACAGAGCAAAAGTAATAGCATTGTCTTTCAATTATGGACAAAAACATAAAAAGGAACTAGAAATGGCCATGATTAATTGTAAAAAATTAGGAGTACCTCAAATAATTTTAGATTTAAATGTATTAAATCAAGTAGCAGACTCAGCTTTAACAAGAGATTATATTAACATACCAGAAGGATATTATACAGATGATAATATGAAACAAACTGTAGTTCCAAATAGAAATATGGTTATGCTCAGTTTAGCTACATCATTCGCTATAAGTAATGGAGCTAAATATTTATTTTACGGAGCCCATTCTGGAGACCATCATATTTATCCTGACTGTAGAATAGAATTTATATCTTCTATGAAAAAAAGTATTGGTTTATGTGATTGGAATCCTCCTATTTTATCTGCACCTTTTATTAATATAGATAAAAGCGATATAGCATTATGTGGAAAAAAATGGAATGTAGATTATTCATTAACTTGGACTTGTTATAAAGGAAGAGAAAAAGCTTGTGGTAAATGTGGTAGTTGTATAGAAAGATTAGAAGCATTTAAAAAAATAGGAATGGAGGACCCTATACAATATGAAAATAAATAAATCTGCACTAATCAAAGATTTCTATGTAGAAATGAAATATATAGCTTTAATTGCAAAAGAAGATGTTGAAATAGAATATGAAGGAAAAAAATATCATTTTAACGCTCCTAAAAAAATCAGGATAAGTTCATTATTTTTTAGAAATTACACATGTATGAGTAATGCTGGATGTTGCAAAATTCCTTTTTATAAATTTTGGGGTCAAATAGAATATAAAGAAATTCCTGAAGAAAATAAAAAAGATTTACAAGAAATAGAAATGAAAGTTAATGGACATATTAAAAAGATTTATGTGGGTCAAAGACATAAAAATGAATGTCAATATTTAAAAAATAATAAATGTTTAATACATAATTGGAAACCATTGCATTGTAAAATGCCTCTTATAAAATTTATATATAATAAAAATTTAAGAAGGACTAACATTATTAAGTCTCCATTTGCACGTAATCTTTGTAAAAATTGTTGTGCAACATTAATAGAAGGTCTAAATGAAAAACAGTTTAAAGATGATATGGTTATGTTTGATTGGATTGAAAAATTATCTAAAGAATGGAATATTAAAACATATATCAAAGAAATTAAGAAAATATTGGAATATATGTATCATAAACAACCTTATCAAACACCATTTATTTTAGATAGTAGTAATACAAAATTGAGGTATAACAATGAATAAAATATCAAAACAAGTGAAAGATATAACCGGTTATGAAAATAAGCATAAAAACATAACAGAACAATTAAAACAACTTTCAAAACTGCAAACTGTTGATAATATACATAAAGATGTCAAATATGAAGTAATTTACACTTCTAAAGAACTCAATAGTCTATGCCCTAAAACAGGACTTCCGGATTTTGGAACCCTTACAATAAAATATGTTCCTGATATGGTTGTTGTAGAAGAAAAATCTCTAAAACTTTATTTAAATGGATATAGAAACATAGGAATGTTTAAAGAATTTATAGCTGTACAAATAATAAAAGATTTAGTGAAAATATGTTTACCACATAAATTAAATGCAAAATTTGTTTTTGAACCAAGAGGTGGAATACCATCTGAAGTAATTATAAGATATGAAAAAAATAATGATGAAGAAAAATTTTATGTAAATTATCTTTTATTTTCACAATGGTAGAAATTAAATATATTCCAGCAATAGGAGGGGCATTTAATAATAAACCAAAAACTCCTTATTCTGAATGTATTTATTGGTGGAAAAAAGAATGTACTTTTTATTATCCTTATATTCTCTCATCTGCTTTTTATAATTTTGATAGACATAATTACAGAGAAGAATTAGATATAGCTCCAAATGTAACCATAATAGCTGATAGTGGTGGATATCAAAGTGTTAGTATGAGTAAAGATATTGATGTAATTAAAATTTTAAGATGGCAGGAAAAGGTTGCGAACATAGGATTAACACTTGATACACCTCCTTATACAATGTCCGAAACAATGCAATTTGGTTCTAAATTAACAGGAGAAGGGTTTATTAAAAAAATGGAGCAAACTGCTGTTAACAGTGAAAAAGCGATAGAAAGTAGAAAAAATAATAATCTTAAATTATATGCTACAATACAAGGAGAAACTTATCAAGAAATGAAATCTTGGTATGATAGATTAACTAAAAACCATCAATTTGATGGTTACGCATTAGCCCCAAAACCATCTACAAGTCCTGAACAAATAGCAAAATATCTTATTTTTGCTAAAGAAAATTTTCCAGATAAACCAATTCATATATTACAGGTTAGTGGTAAAACAAGTATCCCTATGATAACTTATTATGGTTTATTATCCAAACATCCTCTTATTACTTTTGATAGTTCCTCTTATATTATTGGTAGTAAATATAAAGCTATTTTTAATCCTTTAAAATATTTTGATATGATTAAATTATCTAGTGATAGAGAAAGGATACTTACAGAAAATAATATTGTAGCTGATTTTAAACAATCACCTTGCATATGTGAAAGCTGTAAAATGATTAATAAATACAATATATTATCAGAAGAAGGTAAAGATGATACATTTGGATTAAGTTTGTTATCTTTACATAATTTAAATCATATTGTTGATTACACTAGTATAATAACAGGAATAAAGGATAAAGAATATCTAAAATTTTTTATATCAAAACATTCTAGAAATGCTTTAAAAGGAATAGAATATATTGATGGATGTATTGAAAATGGATTAGAAAATTATGAAAAAGGTGTAAGACATAGAACTAAAAATTTACTTGATTACTACTAACAATGGAATTAAAAACATTACCTTTGGTGTGTATAGAATTAGATGGAAAAAATGATTTAATGCTATTTACAAGAAATCCTGAAACAAGAAAAAGAGAACAAATACTGATAACAGATTTTCAACCTTATTTTTATATAGAAGATGAAGGAGGAGAATTTAAAGGATTGTATGGAGATAATATTAAAAGAATTTATGTCAATGTTCCTGGAGATGTAATAATTGAAAGACAAAAATATCTAAAAACCTGGGAGGCAGATATAAGATATACTACTAGATATTTAGTTGATAGAATAAAACAAATATCTTATACACCTTTAGAAATATTATATTTTGATATTGAAACCGCTGATTCATTAGATGTTATTAACACACCTAAACCTGTAACCATGATTTCTTTTATGACAAACCATGATTTAATTCCTACTGTTATAACATTTGATTTAAAAGAAAAAATTTTAGATACTGTAATATGTGAAAATGAGAAAGAAATGTTTTTATATTTTATAAATAAAATAAGAGATTTAGACCCAGATTTAATAGTAGGATGGAACAGTAATAATTTTGACCTTCCATATTTATTTAATAGATGTAAAAAATTAGGAATAGATAAACAATTCAAAACCATTTCACCTATGAATTGGTGTATCAGTGATAAAAATGATTTTAAAGTAAAAGGCAGAGTATGTTTTGATTTATTAAAAGGGTATAAAATATTAACTGCAGGTGAAAAAGTAAGTTACAGATTAAATTCTATATCAAAATTAGAATTAGGAGAAGAAAAAGTTAAATTACCTATTAATATGTCATTTGAAGAATTAAATAAACAAAATAAACCTAAATTAGTAGAATATTCAAGACAAGATACATTACTTTTAAAATTATTAAATGAGGAAAAAGGTATCATAGATTATTTTGATACATTGAGAAGAGAAATAGGTTGTAATTGGGAAGATTTACAATATAATACTAGAATAGCAGATGTATTATTAATAAGAAAACTAGATAAAAAGTTTATTCTGCCTACCACAATACCACATAAACGTAAAGATTTAAAGGGTGGATTAGTTCTAACTCCTAAACCAGGATTGCATAAAAATGTAGGAGTATTAGATTTAAAATCGCTATATCCTTCCATAATTATCTCTTATAATATGAGCCCAGAAACAATTAATAAAGAAGGTAAAATAGATGTAGGTAATGGAATTAAATTCAAAAGTAAAGAAGAATGTAAAGGTTTAATTCCTGATATATTGATAGAATTATTTAAATTAAGAAAACACTATAAATCTTTAATGAAACAATATCCTTACAGTACTTCTCTTTATAACAAATACTATAATCAACAATATGCAATTAAAATAATATTAAATAGTTTTTATGGTGTATTAGGTTCTCCTCACTACCGTTTGTATAGGGAAGAAATAGCAGGAAGTGTTACATACATAGGAAGAAAAATCATAAATTGGACAAAAGAAGAAGTAAATAAGAAAGGAATGGATGTTATATATGCAGATACAGATAGTAATTTTATAAAAGTAGAAGGTGAAAATGCTGTAGAAAGGTTAAAGGAAATATGTTCTTATATTAATTTTATTTATAAAGATTTTGCACAACAACATAATATTCTGGTACATAATTTTGAAATGGAATTTGAAAAATTATTCAGTAAAGTATTTTTTGGGGAAAGTAAAAAACGTTATGCTGGTTTAGTAAATTATTTAGATGGTGAAATACTTAATCCTGAAAAATTAGTTATAGTAGGTTTTGAAGTTATAAGAAGTGATAGTTCTTATATTGCACAAAAAATACAAAAGAAATTATTTAGGATGGTATTAGAAGAAAAAAATAAATCTGATATTGATGAATTCATAAAAACAGAAAAGAAAAAATTGATAGAAGGATTTTATACTTTTGATGATATAGGAATTCCAAAAGCAATAACTAAACCATTGAATACATATAAATCAAATGTTCCACATGTGAGAGGAGCAAAATACTCTAATAAATATCTTAAAACACAGTTCAAAGAAGGAAATAAAGTAAAATTTATTTTTATTTATCCTTACTATGATAAAGGAATTGGAACAGATGTAATAAGTTTTGAATTTAGTTGGCAGTTACCTAAAAATATAAAAGTAGATTGGTCAAAAATGATGCCTAGTACAATTGATAATAAAGTGGAAAGAATTTATTCTGCATTAGGATGGAATTATTCTTTCGGTGTGAAATCTATTTCATCAAAATTATTTATAACAAACTCAAAAAACCTTGAATCAGAATATAATTGGATTGAAAAGGAGGAAAATAAAATAATTAAAGAAGATTTATTTGAATATTAAAATGAGATTATCAAAATCTAAAATACAAACATGGTTAGCATGCAAAAAACAATATAAATATAGATATATAGAAAATTTTGAAATATTTAAAACCAGTTATGCAGCAGAAAGAGGAATTTTAATACATAAATATCTTGAAAATATTTATGATGATAAAGAAAAAGTATTTAAAGATTTAGAAATAAGATTTCCAGAAATTGTAACTCCTATAAAAGAATTATTGAAAAAAGTCCCAAATAAACCTTATAAAAGTGAAATGAACATATATGATGAAGAATTAAACATAATTGGAATTATTGACAGAATAGAAAAAGAAGGAAATAATACTATTATAATTGATTATAAAACAGGAAAAGAAAAAGATAATTTAGATTATTTTAGATTTGAATTATCTCTATATACTTATCTATATGAAAAAGAAACAAAAGATATTGTCACACATTGGGGCATACATTTTGTAGATACCAATAAAACAATAATAGAAAAAGTTAATAGAAAAAGTATAGAATATATGAAAAAAAAAGTTTTAAAAGTTAGAGAAGATATTAGTAATGAAATAATGTTTGATAGAACAATTTCACCTTTATGTGATTATTGTGATTATAAAGAGCATTGCTTCAGTAAAAATCAAGTAGGAGATGGGAACAGTTGACACTAGGAATGCTAGAATCTGTGGCCTGATACTAGCATAACTTCTGCCAATTCCTTAAATTTCCTACTTACTGTCTATGAAATATCCATTGGAATTTGGTAAAGGAAGGTCATTAATTAAAGATAAAAATAATCTAGATAAAGTATTAAAAACTATGAATGGATTAACAGATTGTTTCTTAAATATATATTCCACTAAATTATATTTAGATAATGGACATCCTGATTATATTACTTCTGTAATTGATAGAATATTTTTTGATTTTGATGGGGATTCAGCATTTGATATGGCTAAAAAATTACATACTTATTTAATAAATAAACAGCTTAAACATTCTATTTATTTTTCAGGAGGTGGATATCATATTTATGTATATACAAAAAATTATCAAGATTTAAAGTATCCAAAAGGTGCGTTATTTAATGCACAAAAACAAATTATAAAAGAAAGTGATATAATATGTGATGATAAAATTATAGGAGATACAGCAAGATTGAGTAGGATACCTAATACTTATAATTTAAGAAGGAGTAGATATTGTATTCCTATTACTGAATTACAACATCCAGATTTAATTAAACAAGCAGCTTTGAAACAACAATATTGTAATAATAAGTATGGATTAGAATATTTTGATATGAGTAAATTTGATTTTCAAACAGATGAAGTAATTGTTTTTGATAAAACATTTGTAAATCATACAGTAGATTTAGATGTAGATTTTAAAAATAAATTACCTCCTTGTATTTTAAAAATAATGTCTAACCCAGAAAGTAATTATGTTGATAGATATAGTGTTATAATGTATTTAAAAGATGCATTAGGATTAATTTATCCAGAAACTTTACAGGTCATGAGAAAATTTTTATCTACTAAAAAATTCTTACACAGTGTAAAAATAGAAAAACAACCTTATTATCTTTACAGAAGAAATAATTTATTTTTTATGTGTAATAAAATAAAACAATTAGGACATTGTCCTTATCAAAATAAGATATTATGTAATAAAAATGACACGTTCATATACAAGTGATTATGAAGAAGAATTAAAATGGATTGATTATAAACAGAAAGAACTAACAGCTAAAAAAGAAAAGTTAATTTCATATAATGTACCAATATTGGATTTTAAAATATTTTTTATAAATAAAAAATGGTTATTTTTATTAAAAAGAAAAAAATTTATAAAGAATAGGATACAAAAAAGAAAAAAAATACAATAAACTAATGTTATTTATTATATACTATAGTATATAAATATTTATATATTACAAATTTTTATTATTAATATGAAAAATATAAAAATACACGAAAAATATGATAGAAAGAATGATATTAGAATATATGAAGATATGATTGAAGGATATAATAAAGATATTGAAGTTGCGGGTTTGGATTTTAATAAAGTAGATAAAATACAAGAAAAAAAGCAATTAATTGAAAGAAGTCTTAAAAAAATAAAGGAAATATAAAATGGAAAATATAAAATTTAAAGAAAAAGAAATGGAACCAAATCTTTATGAAAATGATAAATTTGAAAAATTAATGACATCTTCAAAAGAATATATAGAAAAATCAAGAGAAGAATGGGCAGAAAGAATAATTAATTTAATAGATGATGAATTGTTAGCTGAAAAAGTTGTAACTAAATTATTAGGAAGATATAATAAAGGTATTAATTTTGTGGTTGAAAAATGAAAATGGAACAAATAACAGTAGGAGATATATTTGATTATTTAGATAATTTAGAAAATGAAAAATTAACAAATGAATTTGAAAAAGAAATAATAATATACAAAATAATGAATACATTTAATTTAGATTTTACAGATGCCAAAAAATTAGTACAGACATGGAAAAAAACAAAATTAAAATAAAAGAAGCAACAAAAATAAAAAAGAAAACAACATATTGGAGATGCTCAAACTGTAAACATGAATGGCCTCCTAACAAAAGAACTAGAAAAGGTTCAAGAAAAACAATACAATGTCCTAAATGTCATTGTGAATTTAATAATTGGAAGTAAATAAAATGATAAATTATGAAAAAGTAAAAAAATTTGAAACTTTTGATTCAGATGAAATTTTAAAAGAATTGGAATTATTAAGTAAAAGTAGTGGTAGGTGGAAATTATTAATAAATAATTTCTTATTACAATCTAATAAAATATTAAAAATTACACCCAATTCTGAAGAAGATTTAATTAAAAATAAACAATCTGTATACTCATATATATTTAAAAATGAATTAAAAGAAAAAATAAAAGTATTAAATTATAAAGGAGATACATATGTTTATAAATTATAATAAGGATAATAAATATGACACAACTTTTGTATTGTAAGAATTGTAAAGCAACTGTACAACCTACTACTTATGGTGTGGGTTGGGGTATATTAACAATGATATTGTTATTTGCCTTTGTAATTCCGGGTTTAATTGTTGCTGTTTGGAGATTTATGGATAAAGATAAATGTCCTGCTTGTAAACAAAAAAACTTTACAATTAGAAAATAAAAAAAATAAAAAAGATAAACACTATTGTTTTAGTATTGGTGCAATAGGTTTACCTATTCCGTCTCTTAAAGCATATAGACCAAATGCAGCTAATACTCCTCCAATTGTTTGGAATTGGCTAGCATCTACATATCCTAATTGATATATAGTAGTCAATACACCTGCCGCAATAGCGGTCCATATCGTCTTACTTTTATACCATTCTTTTCCCATTTTAACCTCCATTTTATCTTAAATTTATCCTATTTATATATTTTAAGATTATAGTTAAAATATTAAATCACATTTAATGAAATTTGTATTTGTAATTCTTCAGTTCCATCAAATTGTAAAGCTGCAAATCCATCTCCTGCGTGTGTTTTTCCTCCTGATGATAAAGGAAATAAACCAAATCCTTTTAAACTTAAACCTGACATTTCCACTGAATTAAAATCTACAGTCCATGTAACTTGTTGCAATGTAGATAAATCTATAGATGATACCAAATTTCTATCTGATTCTGTTGTTAATCCTGTTGTGGAATTAGACCATGCTTGTGAACCTGTATCTATTGCTATATAAGCAGGAGAACCTAAAGCACTGCCTCCATATATCGCAGCAATATATTCTCTAGCTATGTTTGTAACTGTCATTTTTAATTTTTAAATTCCTCTTTTAGTATAAATTCCAAGTTGTAGCATATTCAGATATAGATTGTCTGGCAGCATTAGTGCCGCTTGTTAATATCCATCCTTTTATAAATAAATTACTTCCTGCTGAATTTGAAAATCTGAATATCTGATTTAATGTAACCGCTTCCATATCTTCAATAGTTCTATTAGATGTTTCCCAAGAGGTTGTTGCGTTAGTTCCGCTCGTAGCTGTGTTTGCTACAACTATTACATTAGTAATACTTCCAGTTCCTCCTCCATAATTATTTGATACGAAATATTCACTTCCAGGATGCGTTAAGGCCGAAAATACAGGCATTCCATCATCAACATTAAAATCTTTAGTTGCTGCTACAGTTACAGAACCTGCTTGAGAATATAGTGCATTAAATGTAGTTACTCCTGACATAAGCCACATCGCTGCAACTCCTCCAGTACCATCTGCTCCTGTATCTGTCATTTTTAAATGTGCAGAAGTTTCGTTTACTTTTATATCTGCAGTTAAATCTGTGTAAAATTCATCCGTATTACCATCGTTAAGCACAGTTTCGGCTGGTAATTCCCACCTACCTACTGGTGCTGCACTAATTACGCTTGACCAAGATTCAATACTACCTACACTTGCTGGAAAAGTTAAAGTTCTTCCCCCAGATTGATTATTAGTTAAATCTATTTTAGCTACAATAGCTGTTGAGGCTCTTCTACCATAATCCATCGGGTCTGGACTTGCGAATTTTGTTGGTGTTGTAATGTATGTACTGCTCGCTCTCGGAGAATTAAATTGATATGGTGAACCTGTAAAGGGCGTAGGACTTCCTACGAATAATACACCCATAACTCTTGCTCTATTTGTACCATATAACGCTCCTCCTGTAGATAGCAATCTCCATCTATTACTACCTATTTGTGCAAAGTTACAACCATAAATTCCAAAACTTCCTGTATTAGTAATTGCGTCTGCATCAATATCTACATAGAAACCTGTTGGAGCTCCACCACTGAAATTAGATTGATTATATGTCGGACTTCCTATATGTAAAGTAGTTCTGCGTTGAGAACTTCCAAGAGTAATAAAAGGGTCTGCAGCAAAATTAGTATAGTTAGGAGTTCCGCTTACGTTAAGATTAGCATCCCATCCTTTATAATATTGATTAAATATCGCTTGTGAAGAATTTTTAATAATCTTACCAAATGCGTTCATTACATCATCTGCAGCTATTTGTTGTCCTGCTATAATTGCCATATTTTTATAATTTCTTTTATATATTTAAATTTATTTAGAAGGTTCCTCCAGACCTTTGTGTTGTAACTGCATTGGTTCCTGATTTATCCCACGTAAATGTAGCACTATCCCACTCAGTATGTCCTGCATCCCAAATAGATGCTCCACTTACATCTGTTGTTTTAACATACCATGATAACATACTAATTTGTACAGAACCTGCAAGATTCATTAACCTAGATAATATATCACTTACATCTATTTTTTCAGCTTGTAATTGACGCTGTGATATCATGTAATCTGCGAAAGCATCAGAAATATTTCCTTTCCTTGTACCAGCTTGTAAAGATAAAATTTGTTCAGACTTTAAAGTATTTTGATTTATATTATAAGAAACATTAGTTACTTTCATAGTCCCACTTGCTGCAGTATAAGGTATGTAAACATCTACAGTATGACCTGGTTGTATCATATTAATTCCTTTTACATTGAATTGACCATTCAATCCAGGAGTAGAAAAATCTTGTATTTCTGCTAATGCTATATCTCTTGCCTGTCTTGGGTCTTTAATTTCTTCATTAACAATTACTTTTTCTTTTTTTCCATATTTATCTATACTTATTCTATCTTCTGCTAATTTAACTACAGGTACTTGTTTATTGTAATCAACAGTTACTACATTTGTACCTGAAGAGGGAATATTATTTCCTGCTTCTGTCCCAGAAGTAAAAATAATTTGTTTATTATCAAAATCAACTAAATATTGTATTCCTGTTGGAGGAGTTCCAAACTGCTGTAAAATTCCCCCTTCCTTTATAACACCATTAACTTTTACTTTAGTGTCATATGGTTTATCATCTAAAGTAAATACTGAACCTGTTCCAGCTGTTCCAAAAGAACCAACCTGGGCAACTACTCTTCTTCCACCATATACTACTACAGAATTTGTTAATTCTCTATCACTAACAGACCATATAGAATTAGTTATATTTCCCAATGAACCAGCTAATAATTGTTTGCCAGAACTTATAGAATTTCTAGAAACAAAATGTAAATCTGCGCCAGAATCTATCCACCAATCATATCCTGAAAGTTCTGCTAATTCACCAATACAATCTATAACAGGACGTTTCTTAAATTGTATATTATTTAAAGTTGCCCCATCATCTACATTGTTAGTAGTTATACCACTTGTTTCTGCTGATATTATTGATTTAACTATACTACCAGCAGATAATCCTACATATAAATCATTCGCAGTAACATCTCTTAATCTTTTAGTCATATCATGACCTTGTACTGTTATAAATTCTCTTTGATTAGGGAGACTTGTATAAGATAAATCCGTTACAACTCCATTAAAAATTTTATCTTGAGTAGCAGGTGAACCAACCCATATATTTATGATGTTTCCAATAGCAAACGTTCCTGAATAACTTCCTTTATCATTCGGGAAATTAATTGTACAATCAGAAACGGAATCTTGTTGAGCATTAACACCTATATATTCAGCATTAGATATATTTGTATTTCCACCAATATCTACTCTTGAAAAAAATGTCATTATCTTATTCTCCCTGTAGCCTGCAATCTTGTATTAAGTATTCCCATTAAATCATCTGCAAATTGACGAGCTGATGCAGTTGTTATAGTTCCTATATTAATAGTAATTCCACCCATACTATTGGTTTTATTTAATGGAATAATGGCTTCAGGCCCAGCTTCTCCTATCCTTCTTATTTGTGGACTCATTACTATTCCTCCTTCTGCGGTATTTTGAATATTTCCCCTAGTGAAAGAGGTTATTGTACTTCCATATGCCTTGGCCTGTTCTATTGTTCTAGTAAATTCTTCTCTCGCTACAGATGTTCCTCCTATTATACCAGAAGCCATTGCTTTTTGTTTATTTAAATTATCTACTGCGGCCTGAAAATCATTAATACTTGTAGCGGCCTGTCCCCAAGCATTTGTAACTTCACCAGCAGTTTCTATTAAAACTTTTCCACTTTTTTTTGCTGATTCAGCAGATTCTTCCATAGGTTTTTTGATATTTTGAATTAAATTTGGACCGAGTTGTTTTATTTTTTCACCAGTATCTACAAATTCTTGTTTATTAGTAGCTAATCTATTTGTTACTTCTGATATTTTTAATGAAGTATCTGTTAATTGTGCATTCAATAGCGTAGTATCTTGACCAGTTAATGTATTCCAAAATATTTTAGCATGTAAACCTGCTTCTTTTAATCTTAATCCGAATACATAAATTGTATCTGCTATAATTTTAAAACCCAAAATATTTTCTCTAACAACTAATGCAAGACCTGTTAATAATGTTAACATTATTTTAATAGAAATGATAATATATTTTCCAATTATATCACTTAAAGTTGATAATATCTTATTTCCACCACCAAATTCACTAAATAAACCACTCCAGGCAGATTTTAATTCAGGTAACATTTTATCTGTCATAGGTTTTATTTTTTCCCCTAATCCTGAAAACCAATCTAATAATTTAGTTCCTACATTTATCAATCCTGTTCCTACTTTTTGTTTAAAATTATCATATGATGTTGTTAACCTTGCTAATTTAACTTCAGTAGTTTCTATTAAACCACCACTTTCAGCATATTTCTTATTTCCTTGTTCTATTACAGCATTTAAAAAGGCAGTTTTTTGTTCAGCAACAGTTAATTCGCTTGCAGATTTACCTATTTTTTTAGCATATGTATCATAAGCTGCGTTACTATCTATGATAATACCCAAATTGTCTAAAATAAGAGGGCTTTGTCTTCCAATACCTCTTGTTATATCCCCAAATGCTTCAGTAACACTTCTTCCTGTTTGTTGTCCTAAGGCCCCTGATATTTTTAATAATTCAGGTAATTTATTTTGGTCTATTCCCAACGCTAAAGCTTGGTTAGAATTAGTCATTAAATCTAAATTACTAACAGTTCCTTTAGAAGCATCTTGTAAATCTTTTAAAAGTTTACTGGAATTAGTTGTAGTGGCATTAAATTTAGCTTGGGCTGTTTCAAATTTTAAACCAGCTTGTGCAGCATCTCCGAGAAATTTAACAGTAATTCCTATAGCTGCTCCAAGAACAGTCATTTTAGCAGCTGATGCTAATGCAGAATTTTTAAGTCTATCTGTAGAAGCCGCGGCTTTTTGCATTTCATTAGAATATTGGTCCTGTGCTCTGATTATAATAGAAATGACTCCTCCTGCTGCTCCTCCTCCTAATGCTGCTTGTGCAAGTCCTCCTAATCCACTCACCATTATTTATTTTTATGTCTTTGTTTGATTATCTCAATTTCCTTTTTTCTTTCTATTTCATTGTGATAATCTACAAGATGCATAACCTCCCAGTTTGTTAATTTAGGTTCATTAAAAAAATTATATCCTGTTTGGTGTAAAAAAAAAGCAAGATTCTGTTTACGTTTTATTTTCATTTTTTTTTTAATTCATTCTCAAAATCATTAATTGCATTATCAACTGAATTTTTTGCTTTATTTATATCTAAACCAGAAGCTTCTAAAATGGCTAATACTATATTATCTGCTATTGTAGATTTAATAAATTTGATTTCTTCTTCTGTATATTTAGGAGAAATACAATGTTTTAGTATTAATTCAGCATCTTGGTCTTTTGTAGTTCCTCCTTCTATCAATCCTAATCCTAATTTTCTTAATTCACCTCTAGTTAAAGGAATAACTTTTACACTATCTTTTAACTTATCTATAAAGATTTCAATAGGAAGTAATTCTCCCTTTTCATCTCTATTAAATAAAGTATCTTCTTTATTTATTACCATTCATTCACCTCCTTATACAGTTCCTGCATAACTTCCTGCATTGTAAAATTGTATTGCATCATCTACAATTACAGATACATTTTTTGGAATAATAGTTAATACATGTTCTACTACACCTTCTGTCGCTGATGTATCACTAAATCCAGTTAGTTTACAACCACTCATCGCTATCAATATATCATTTGTTGCTGAACCCACAGCAGAAAATATATCTACATTAAATGTACTCCCACCTATAAAATATTGGTTGTATATTTCATTTGTTCTTGAGCTATCAGCATTTAAATTTAGAGTCATTTCATAATCTCTAGCTTTTGGTATTGGTGTTGAAATGTTTATGGTATTATCTACATAATGAGGTGCATCTAAATTATTTTTTATAGAAAATGTAGAAGATTTAACTGTGTTTAATTTTGTTCCTGCTAAATTTATCAGTGTATGTTCCCATAAAAATGGTGATGTAGTTGCTGCTGTTACTGTAGCTATAGTTCCTGATGAAAAATCTACAGTTTTAGCTGTGTATCCTACTTCAACAGAAATAGGTTCTCCTTCAGCCATATTCATTGAAAATGAATCAACTATACATCCTTTATAAGTCCTTATAAGATTTAAACCACTACCTGCTATCAATACTCTTTGAGCATCTTCTACAGAAAATGAAGGTAATACTTGCTGTGCTATTTCTCCATTAGAATTATCACTATTAGCTTCGCTTATAGTATGTGTATAAGGAGAAGGACTTCCAGCATCAGCATTCTTACCTAATGCAAATTTTAATATTTTCCAATCTGTAGGAAAATAAGATAGAGTACCTGCATAAGAAGAAGGACCATCTATAAAAGTAGAAAGACTTCTATCTCCTGCCCCTATATATCTAATTACTTTTTTATTTACTCCAGTGTCTTCACTAGGATTATGTGATTGAACATGTCCTGGCCATTGTGAAGTTCCAGTTGGAGTAGCATATGTTCCGGTTTCATATTGCCATGAAACTTGGGATTGGTCTTGTGAAAAAATTGCCATTATTTAGTTTCCTTTGATTCTGCTTCTAAAATTTTAGGAATAAGTTCTTCTTTCTTATTATCTTTAACATTAAATTTATGCCCAATTTTTTGAAGTTCATCCATTGATAATTTCTCCAAATATTTTTTATCATATTGATTTGAAGAATCTAATTTAATCCATTGTCCAGTTTTAATTAACTCCAATGCTATTATTTCATCTATTTCTTTAATCATACCATATGGTTGGTGGGGTCCTATTTGTTTTATATATATTTTTGTCATTTTAATCTGTAGCAAAATAATTAAATCCAACTCTAAATATTCTTGATTTAACGGAACCTAATCCTATTTCATCTACATCTCCTATCATTGAAAAATTAAAATTAAATAATCCCAAAGCTACACTACCTGTAGTTGTAGTTAATTGTATATTTCTCAATGTATCATAAATACTATCTCCTAATTGTTCTTTTTCTTTTTCATTCCTAGCCCATACTCTGATTTCTAAACCTATTGATATTATCTGACTATCAGTTCCTATCCATCTACCTACTGTGTCAAATTTAATAGTCTTAATTGATATTATAGGATAATATACTGCTCTTTCTGGGTAAGATGTTAATACAAAGGAAGAACCAGATGGTCTTACTGAAGAAACAGGGTCAGTAATTGTTTGAATATATGTACGAATCTGTTTTACAGAATCTGCCATTAATGTGGATGTTGTTATTGTCATTGTGCCTCGCTTGGCTTACCTTTTTCCTCTCGCTTGAGGAGGTTAATAAATATTATACCTTATGATAATATTTAAAATATATTAAAGAGTTGTTATAACAACTATAGTAATTAAGATTTTAAAGCATTTTTAACTGTTTTATTTATTATTTCTTTAATTTTTGTTTCTTCTCTATTAGCAGAATTTTGAAAATGTGACCTCGCAGGTCTGTTACTTGTACCAAATTCCAATTCTTTTGAATAAGAAACATCACTTTTAATAACAGCTTTTTCAGTATCAACTGTTTTTTGAATACTTCTCATAAAATTACCAGTATCTACACTTCTAGGTTCTTCTCTTTGACCTGAAATACTTAATATAATTTCTCCTCTTAAATGTTCACCTGCTTCAATTAAAGATTGTCTTTGAGCATTTATTATTTTATTTTTTAATATTCCTATCTTCTTAATCATTTCTGGAACCCCTAATATTTCTATTTTTACTCCCATCAATATTGTCCTATAAAACTACCTGTATTTAACCTTTCTACATACACTTTTTTATATACATTAGTACCTACAAGGCTATATACAATTATACCTTTATTGATAACATGAAATTCTATTGGTGTTGGACTACCAATCCCTATAATACTATCTGGATTTATTTCAACACTGCCAGCAAAAAATACCTTTCTACCATCAAAACTAATAGCACCTTGTTCTAATAACCTTAAATCCTCTCCTGCCTTATTATCATTAAGAGGTTGGGGAAACGCTACAACCCATTGATTAGTTCCGCTTTGAGTTAAATAAGCATTGTCAAAATCTGCTCCAGAAAAAGATTCCGTGAAATGTTTTAATCTAACACTCGTACCTCTAGAATTTATTATGCTATTTACATCTGTTATCAATTCATCTGTGAAAGCCATTATCCAAATGATTTATACATACTGTTTCTTATTCCTAATGCTTTGATTCCTTCCAGTGCCTTTGTATGAAACATTGTTTTAGCGATAGATAAATTACTTTGGGCACCTTTACTTTCACTAAATTCTCCCAAACTAACAGATGATACATCTGCCCCTGTTAATTCCATAGAATTAATAACTGAAACTGCAGTTAAATCAACCAATACCTGTTGGTGAGATTCTCCAATAGAATTACTTCCAATATTCACACCTAATATATTTTGTAAATAAATTCTTTCTCTATCTATAAGAGAATTCATCTCAGTTCCACTTATCGCTGTTGGTATGCTTTCTATTAATTTACTTACTTCTACTTGAACTGAACCTAAATTCCAAACCATTGTTATCCTCTTTCGGGTTTATCCCAACTATGTTTAAGATTCCATATCTTTTCTAATTGTTTAGGATTTCTCCATACTTTTGTTATGTATTCCCAGTTTTTTAATCTATCCCAAGGTGCTTTTACTCTCACTTTTATTGGAAATGATATTTTTGGCATTATAATACATTAAATAATACTTGGCTTATGATAGCCACTATTACTCCAACTCCAACACCATATATTACTTTTGTATTGCCATCAAGTTTTTCTTTTATCCATCTTATATCATTTCTGATAACGCTTACGTCCGCCTCTAATGTTGATATTTTATCTTCCATACTATTAACCTTGTTCCATATAGGATGTGTTTTATCTTCATATTTAACCATTATGTTTCCACGCTATTAAAATCAATAGTCGCATCTATATCTCCTAATTCACTAACATTGTAAACAGCACATAACCAGTATTGTTTTTGTCCGCTAAATATATTAAAAAAACTACTAATTACTTGCTGGGTGGTTGAGAGATTCATACCTCTTCCTACAGCGTTATCGCAGTTATTAGTCATATTATGTTCTGCTATGTAAATACTTATTCCGTTTAATCCTATCGTAGCATTTACAGTCACGTTAATATCTCCAGCGTAACTTGAATTCACAGATGCGTTTAGTATTCCTAATGTAATAGTTTGCCCTATTGCTGATTGGGTTTCGTTAATACCTTGTGCTACAGGGAATTCTAATATGGTTTTATTTGTAAGTGGATTTACAGTTACTAATAAAGCCTCTGTTGCAGCTATATTATTTTCCATAGGTGCAAATGGACTAAACGAAGATATATTTGCAAATACATAATTTCCTTCTGTATTTCTACCTCTTGGTTGTGGAACTAAATTCCATCTTGTTCCGTTATGTTTGAACATATCAATATTTGTTTCTGTTGTGAATGTAGTATAAGATATATTTAAGAAAGCCCACGCAGAAACAAAATATGTTGGCTGACTTATATTCACATAATTGCTTGTATTTCTCGCTCCTGTTGGGTCAGATAGAGTTACATTTAATACATCATATAGTGTAATATTATATGCTGTTAAGTTAAATATAGTTTGATTAAGCCTTAAATTTTGTATACTTGAACCATTCTGGTCTATTATATATGCTCCTATTAAACTAGAGTTACTTATTAAATCTGTAAATACAGTCTTGCCAGAAGTAGCGTTGTATCTTCCTCCTGAATTTATAATTACAGAGCTAAAAGTAATATTTGAAGAGTTTCTACCATATAGTTCGCTATTTAGTATAATTTGATTTGAAGCTGTAAGTCTATGACCGAAACTAATGTTTGTATCCAATATTCCGCTTGTAATGTTTAATCCACCAGCTAAATCTGTATTGTTTAGTAAAGTTATGTTGCCTATTCCTGTTGCTATTTGTAGATTAAATAGAGGGTCTTTACCAGTGTTTATTGTTGCATTTGTAGTTGTAGTTATGTTAAATAATCCAGAGTTATGAGTTATTGTTCCTAAATTATCTAACGCTCTTCCATCTGGATTTTCAGACGTTAGTGTTGTAGTTCCTGTTGTTGCGTTGTAAAGTCCTCCAGAAATTATATACAAACTTCCTAAACTTAAATTATAATTACTTCCAATTAGATTAGTTCCATTACTTATATTCATACCTCCAACTACAAAATTATTAGTGGCGTTTAAATTAGATGGAAAATAATTAGTGTATCTGGTTGCTAATGCTAAATTAATAGTATCGCTTGCTGTCCAATTAGTGCCATTGTATCCGCCGGTTGAGTTACCCGTAGTTGTATCCAACATACCCCAGATAGTCCAGTTATTTGTTACTTTATTATGGTCTTTTGATATTAAATAGCCAGTTGGTCCAATAAATCCCACCGTAGTAAAAGTGCTATTTGTTAATTCTGCTTTAGCACCATCGTTTAAGTAAATATCCTGTCCAAATACATCATTACTATTGGCAGTACCAACAAACGTATTATTTGTACCTGTTATTGTTTTTCCACTTAGTTGTACATACATTCCAGCATAAGGGTCACCACTTCTAAATATAGAATTATTAAGTTGTATTATTCTATTTATATTAGCAATTTGTATTCCATAATCAGCTGAACTTTTAACAGAAATATTATTAATATTTACAATAGCATTTGAAGTAGCTATTAATAAAGAGTAATAAGAATTTATAATTACGCTGTCTAAATTAATAGTTCCTCGTATAGTTAATTGGTCTGCAGTTGCATTCCCAATAGTAATTATTAAACCCGATTTAGTAGCGTTTAATGAATCTCCTGCAGAAACGACAAAACTATCTAAATTTACGCTCGTACCATCCAATATAACTGTAACTCCGCCGCCCCCTGTAGTAGAATCTATTTGGTAATCAACATTTGATATATTAACTGCAGAGCCAGAACCGCCGGAATCCCAATCCCAGTCTGTTCCGCTTATTGTAA